AGTCGGGTCCATCTCGCGGGTTCTGAGGTCTTTTCTGGTCAAAATGGCCTTGGAAATCACGCTGGAGATGGTTCCGAGGGGTCTTTTGGTCAGTTCCGCGAGTTCCGGATAGGTTTTGCCCTGGATTCGGAGGGTTATGATCAAATCCCGCTCCGTCTCGCTCATCGGACGCTTGGTGCGGTCACCCATGGCGAGCGATTTGAAGCGATTTGAAGCGATTTGGCGCGATTTCCGACGATATTCCCGGAGCTCTGGCGGAATTTGGCGGAGTTTGGCGGAATCTGGCGGATGGCAGATTTCCAAACCTCGGGGGGAGGTGGCCAAACCTAGGGGCGAGGTTTGGTCCTTTCGTTCCGGTCTGCTCGCTCATGCGCCCGGCCTGACCGATGGCCCGCCCATGCCGGCGATGTTGCCGGCCACCGCACGATCGGCGATCTGGCCGTATGTCGTCGGTAAGTTACCGGTAGCGAGCGCCTGGCGAACCATATGAGCGGTGTCGGGCGGGGTGGAGCCTACCGGCGGCGCCACCGGCGCCTGCGGACGCTGGGCCCCCAGGCCACCGCCCTGTCCCGGCGCCATCCCCATCATCGGCGAGGCTGGCCCCGGCTTGGGCTGCTGCGGCCCCTGCACACCGGTTGCCGGCTGCTGCGGGGACGTAGGCGGCGGCAGGTCGCCGATGAGGCCAAGGTTGGGCTGGTCTGGCTGCATCGCCGCGCGTAGCTCGTCGAGGCTCGGAACAGGCGTGCCGAACTGCGCGCCGATCTTCCAAAGCTCAACCCATGCGTCCAGCGCCGCCTTGTCGCGCTCGCGATCGTCGTCCGACAGCGCCTTACTGCGATCGGTCTGCGCCTTGGCACGATCCGTCTCCAGATCTGCGGCGGTCTTCTGCTGCTGCACCATGGCCAGCACCTGCTCCGGAGTTGGCCCCTGGTTGGGCGGCGGCGGCTGCCAGCCGTCCGGTAATTCCTTAAAATAGTTGCTGACGTCGGCGATGTTCGCGGTCTCCAACATCCTGGCCAAGGTATTGCGATATTCCGGCACCCCGACCAGCGGGTTGTGCAACCCGTAGTTGGTGATGATCTGCTCCTGCTTGCCGGCAATCTGGGCGAGCATGGCGAGGCGCTCCATCGGCATACCCTTGCCGCCGACCTCGACCGCGGCTTCCCACATCGTGCCCAGCGCTCTGGGATCGATCGATATCCACTCGCCCCGGATGCGGATGACGTTGGGCCGGTCCTGCTGCTTGGCGAGCATGCGCAGGAGTCCCGAATAGAGCGGCGCCAAGCCGGTTTCGGCCAAGGTGCGCGCCATCATGTCGAGCCGGTCCTGCGCGGCGGATGTCTGCTGCGACACGGCGATCGGCGCGGTGCTCTGGAGTTCGTCGACGGTGAGGCCCTGGGAGGCGCGGGTGATGCCAGTACGTGATTCACGCACGCCCTCGAGCAACTGCATGATCGGCAGCGCCGCTGCCCCGGCGAACGGCTTCACGAGCTCCTGCACGGCGCCCTGCTGCGCCACGCGGATGATCGAGCCGATCGCCGTCTGGCGCACGTCGGACATGTTCACCTGACCGAGGGTGATCACGGTCCTCGGATACATCGCCTGGCCCAGGCTATCGAGCGTCGCGCGCATCACCCTGGACTGCAGGCGTTGCAGGTCCATCACCATGTCGGACACAGACGACCCGATGATCCGCCCCGGCTCGCGGTAAGGCGTGAAGCACGACAAGGGGATCTCGTCGGTGCGCTCCCACTGCACCAGACGGCAGTCGTCGCCGAGGCTGTGGGTGTGCAGCAGCTCCGCCTTGTGGTCGTTGTCGGCGTCGCACCTGATCCAGCCTTCGATATAGCGGATCATGCCCATGCTGCGGTCGTTGGGTGGCCCGCCGTGCATGTGGTGCCCTGATGCACTGTCACGGGCGATCGCCTCGCGCCGCCACTGCGTCGTGGGCGCTGAACCGCCCGCCCGCAGCACCGCGTGCTCATCCAACCCCATCTCGATCAGGTCCGAGGCGGATACGTCCCTGACGTGAAAAACACCGCGCGCTTCCTTCACCGTCGAGGCGTCGGACACCACCCACACGCATTCGGACGGCACCGATTCAACGATGGGCCACGCCTGCTGCACGCTGCGTGTGATGGTGGCGCTCCAGTATTCCGCTGGCCCGCCTTGGCCCAGATACATCTGGCCTTCGGGCGTCTTGGCCATCGCCTCCTGCTCGACCCTGGTCATCGGTCGGCGTACGATGCGTTGCGCCTCGATGCCCGGCTCGGCGAGCAGCATTTGCAGTTGCGGCAGGATGAGGCCCTCGGCCACCTCGGTGCGGATCTGCTGCTTCTTGCCCCACGACCAACGCACCCAGCCGGCTTTGCGGGTGAGCGCATCGAGCAGCGCATCGTGCAGGATCGACCAGCCGGGGTTGGCCACGAACAGCGCCCAGCGGGCGTAGTCGGTGGCCTGGCGGGATAACATCGTCGCAAGTTTATCGTTGCCGGATATCTCGCTGCTGATCGGCTCGAAATGCACCGGGTCCTCGACGCCCGTGAACACGCGCAGGAGGCTAGGGAGGGTGCTCCTGATGGTGTCCCGCACCACCGTCATCACCAGCTGCGATCGGCCCTTCAGTGCCGGCTCGTCGCCGAAGCCCTTGCCGTTGTAGTATTCCGACGCCGTAACGCGCTGGTTGCTGAGTTCCTCGTCATAGTTTCTGGCGATACCAAAATAATACCTATTGATCTCGCTGATCTCGTGGTCCTCTTTGCCGAGGCGCTGGTAGACGATCTCCTGCACCCACGGGGTCGAGGATGGCTGCACGCTCGGGCGCAGGCCCAGCGCGTAAGGGCGGATCTCCGGTGGCAGGTCGTCGGTCGGGTCGTCCGGGATGTCCTCGTCGCGGCGCCTGGGCAACAACGTCGCAATCACCTGATGGTCCGTGGGTCTTTGGCCCATCGGGCGCACCAGCCCCTCGATCGGTGGCAGCGGCGGGGCGCCGTAGCTCTGCGTGTTGGGCGCCAGCAGGCCCTGCTGCGGCGGGTTCATGCCTTGCTGGCCCACCTGCGGCGCCATCGGGTTGATGCCCTGGCGCAGGCCCGGTGGTATCACGGGTGGTATCACGCCGCTCATCAGATGCGTCCCATCAGAAGCAGGATCAGCAGCACGAAGATGACCAGCCCGAAGATGCCGATGCCCGGCCCGTAGTATGGGCTGCCGCCGTAATAACCGCCGCGATAACCCCACCAACCGCCACCAAGAACCACCAGCAAGACCACGATCAGTATGATTGCAATCGGACTCATCGCTGGGTTACCTCACCGTTGGCTTGGCTAGGCCCGGCCCGGCCGGGATAGGCCCGGCTTGGCAGACATGGCACAGAGGGGCGGCTTCGGCTGCCCCTCATTCTCCGCTTCCTTGGGCGCCATAAGGCAGGTCCGTCTGCTGGCTGGCACCGCCGGTCACCCTGGTGGGGCGCACAGCGTCCGTAGCAGCGCTCATGATGGCGGCGACGATACTGGGCGGCATGCCACTCTCCAGCAGTCTGTGGCGCAGCCTGAGCCGGTCAGCGCCATCCTGAAGGCGGCGGGTGATGTGCTCGACCAAGTCTGTCTTGCTTGCCTGGGCGCGCACGTTGGCGGCGACCACCTGCTCCGCCGCCTTGGCCCGTGCCGTCAGCAGGAAGCCCAAACGCTGGTCATCTGATGTGGCGGTAATTCTTTCAACGTGAATCAGCTGCATCGTTGTGCTACCTTAGCGTTGGCATGGCATGGCAGGGCGCGGCTCGTCGCGGCGAGGCTCGTCCAGGCAGACACGGCACAGAGGGGATGGTTCGCCATCCCCTCATTCCATTCCAGCAATCGGCGGCATCACCGGCTGCGTGTCAAACATCCAACTCTGGTTCGCCGATGTGACCATGAGCCCCTGTTGCGCCAAGGTTAACATTAGCGCGTCGGCACTGTCGCAGCTGGGCAGGCCTCTGCGCCTCATACTCTCCTTCGATTCAATTTGCAGCTTGCCCGTGGATGAGAATGTATATCGAGCGCTCACCAGGTCATCGCGCATCTGGTCATCTCTGGGCAGGCGCACCGTGCGGGTGGCCAACCACTCGCGCATGCGGCTCCAAAGCTCATCACGCAAACGCATAAAATTCGTTGCGTTAGCCGGTGACTCGCTGACGTTAATCCCAAGCACCGGCAGCCCCTGCTCTTGCAGGCGGTCCACCACACCAGCGCCAATGCCGATGGAGTCGATCGCGATCAATGATGGACGTGAGGCCTGCGCCAAATCGAACTCGTGCTTTACCGCCCCGGCCAAGACCATCAGATCGATATTCCTCCACCTCCGGGGCGGTTCCGTTACGCAACTGCCCTGGCGCTTGATCAGCACCGATGCGTCGGCGCCGAACCGCGCGCAGTCCAGACCCCAGATGATCGGCGCCCCGGTGTCCAGCACTGTGTCACGATTCATCGCGCTATCGACCAACTCGCCGGGAATAAACACGGCGTCGGAGCCAGAGGGGAACTGACCAAGCACCCTGACCCGGTAAGCGTTGCTCTCGGGACCGTAGCGCTCGGACATCTCGGTGATGTAGTCGGGCGACACGCGCGTGCTCTCGGCAGAGCTCACCGTCATGCAGCGCCAGCGATCGCGCTCGAGTGTGTGTGTGCGCCAGAAGAACCCGGAGTCTCTGGTGGGGTTACCGATCAGCAGCGTGATCGCTCCGGAGGATGACATGCTGCCCGATGCAGCCTCGAAGACCTTCTCGTCAATGCCCGAGGCCTCGTCTGCAACCAACAGGATGTTGCGAGAGTGTAATCCTGCCATGGCTTCTGGCGTCTCGGGGCGGGACGTGCGTGCGGTGACGAAGCACTCCTTGTCCGACTTGAGGGTGATATGATCGGCAGTCACGTCCCACAGCGCCTGCCACTGCTCGGGCATGCGGCCCATCCACTTGAGCAGCTCGGGCCATAGGACGTCGAAGAGTTGCGGCGCACTGGGTGCCGTCAGGGCACACTTGAACGGCGCGCGGGTGCAGATGAACCACAGCACCACCCAGGCAGCCAAGCAACTCTTTCCGACACCGTGACCACTTTTGATGCTGTGCCGGGTGAAGCCCCTGGCGAAGCCACGCAGGGCCTCGATCTGCCACGCATCCGGCTCCTGCAGGAGCACTTCCCTCACAAAGGCGATGGGGGCGCGGTTGTAGCGCTGGAGGGCGAAATCGAAGGCGGAAAAGTCGGGCGGTGCGTCGTTGGGAGGAGACGCAGCGCCCGAAGTAGAATCGCTCGTATCTGGCGCCAGTATATCAGGTTGCAGGTGCAGCGTCATGGGGCGAGGTGGCCATAGTCGCGCTCACGCACGTAGCGGATCAGCGACCACGGGATGCCCACCTCGGCGGCGATGCTGTGGTCTGACATGCCATCGGCGTACTTCCCGTCGTCCCAGTCGAACGAGGCCTCCAGCTGCTCGCGGATCGCCCGCTTCTGCGCGTAGCTGAGCTCGCGGTAACGCACCTCGTGCGTGTGCGGCATCGACATCATCGACATAGCGGGTGGCTCCCCCTGTGGGTAACATGCCACCACCGGCGGATTCCCGCCAACTGGAACGCCAATGACCAAGCCCTCGGACGATCCGCAGCTGGAACAGCGCGTCGCTGCGCTGGAACAACATGCCGGCGCCACCGATGCGGCGATCGCCGATCTGGACGCGCGCGTGCTGGCTCTGGAGAACGCGGTCACGACACCCACACCGCCCACGCCAGAGCCGCCTGACGGCACGTGGGGCGGCATCGCACCGCCGCTGGTGGATAACACCCTGCCCGAACCGGAGCCGCCTGAACCGGAACCAGAGCCCGAGGGCGAGGGGCTGGCGGTCGTCATCCGCGCTGCATCCGGCGAGACCGTCTACGAAGAGGCGGGGTCCGAGAACCTGGGGGACTACGTCGACCCGGACGGGGCGTTTGTGCAGCACTGCTACCGCGCGCCACGCCAGGACGACGCGCTGCCGGGGCTGACCGTGTGGTTCCGGCCCGACGCGGATGGCTCGCGGCAAGAGGTCGTGGTCGAGCTCGGCGTGCCCTTGGTCGCCTCGCTGACGCCAGCCAACCTGGGCGCCTACGAGGCCGAGATCTGGGACGGCGACGAACTGGTGGCGACGGTCCAAGTGCCCAGCCATCCCTGGTACGCCCGCTGGCGCTGGCAGTCAGCGCCCAGGCCGGTACGTGTTTCACGTGAAACACTGATAGCCTCGGGCAAGGTCCCGCACTACGACGGCACGGTGCTCGGCCAGTTCATCGCCGATCTGGCGCCGCAGACGTACACCACCATGGGCTTTTCGGGCATGGTCACCGGCATGGGGTGGACCGGCGATCGCCCCGACATCGGCATCCTGACCGGCTGGTCCGCACAGTGGTTGTGCAAAGGGAACAACACCGAGACGGTCATTGCTCAGGGCGAGGCGTCGGGCACCATCTCGATGCATCTGCGTGACCCCGTCACGGGTGCGCCGCTCGATCTGGTCAACGACTACCCGAAGATCACCAGCTACCCGAACGGCGGCGATCCGATCGTGCCGATGACCAAGGGCATCGTCACCTACGACAGCGGGCACTCGCCTGCGTGCTCATACTTGCCGTGGCTGCTGACCGGCGACGTGTATTACCTGGAGGCGCTCCAGTTCCAGGCGAACATCGAGATCATCGGCGAGCCGGCGTCCGGTCGCTACACCTGGGCCGGGCGGTATGGCGCATGGCCGCTCAGGAACAAGCTGTATGCGGCTGTTGCCTCGCCGACCGATCCGCCGCGCTGGCTGCTGGCTCAATCGGTGTTCCACGCGCACATGGAGGGCGTGCGCTCCGAGATGCTGAAGGACATGGCCAACGAGGACCCGATCCTGTCGGTATTCCGTGCCAGGCAGTTCGGTGGATCGCAGGGCACCCCGGCGCATCCATCCGGCACGTATGCCGTGTTCTGGCAGTGTGCCATGGAAAGCTTGGTGTATGGGCTGTGCGTCCAGCTGGGCTTCGACGAGTGGAGCGAACCGCTGGTCTGGAAGATCGATTCCGAGGTCCAGAGAACCAACGGCGAAGCCTGGCCACGCGCCACGCCAGTGCCATACAACACCGGCCTTGTATATACATGCAACCTGACGGCTGCGATCACCGCGACCGACACGTTCATACCGGTCGATCACTATGCCGGCGGGCCATGGCCCGTGGAACCGTTCTCGGTCAAGTGCCAGAACGAGGTGATGACGGTCGTGGACAAGGGCGATGGGGCGCTGTGGCAGGTCCAGCGCACCGCTCCGGTGGCGCACGCAGCTGGTCAGGCATTGGTCGGGCCAACGTATCTGTCGTGGCTGGAGTGTGCGATGCGGACGGTCGCGATGCACCCGGACGAAGTGCCGTTTGCCCCGGACGATCCGACCGGCATGGCTGAGCTCTACAACGAAACGTCGGGCAGCGTGGGATACGCGCAGTATGCCCGTGCGGCGCTGGCTGTGGCGGTGCGCTGTGGCGTGGCGGAGGCTGCGTCGAGCTATGCGTGGATCGACGATGAGTTCACCAAGCATAACCGGAGCTCATGGCATCCTGCCTGGGGGTGGTGCATCACCTAGCGGATGGCGCCTGCCAGCCAGAACACGTAGCCGCCAAACCAGAGCGCGCCCAGGTAGAGGGCCAGGAGCAGCAGCAGCCTGGCTGCCATTGCCATCATCGCACCACCAGGACCTGGAACAGGAACAGCAGCGCCAGGATGATGG